TGTGGGTTTAATCGGGGCAGAGCTTCTCCCTTTGCAGAATGTAGATGCAAAGAGCGGAACTTACCTCAAGGTTCAACTCGGCGGTGCAGAGTTGCTCTCCAACAATGCAACGGCTCGTGATGCTGGTTCGGCGTATGCACGAGGCATCCGTTCCTTCAGTTCTGCAAATTACAGCACGGACGAATTCGGCCTAGAGGAATTGCTTGATGATTCGAGCGTCAAGGACTTAAATCGTTTCTTCTCCTACGAGAGCGAAACCGCCAAGTTCTTGCTCCGTCAGTTGAAGCTCTCCCACGAAGCTCGGGTCAATACCTTGCTCTTCGCTGGTAGCACCCCCTTCACCACGGCTGACCAAAGCGCGGCAGTTGCCTACACCCAAGCGAACATCGCCACTATCGATGTAGCTCGTGATGTGGCAGCGGCTAAACTTGCTCTCGGCAAGCTGGGCTACGAAGCCAACTGCGTTGCAATGAATGCCGATGTGTTTGAGTTGATCAGACGCTCAACGCTCCTCCAGAATCAGTTCTTCGGAGTTATCTCGAATACTGGTGCTCGCTTATTGAATGAAGCTGAAATTGCGGCGGCCTTGGGAGTTCAGAAACTCCTTGTTGGTCGTGCGGCAATTAACACGGCAGGCAAAAACAAGAGCTACTCCGGCTCATTCGCAATCAGCTCGGCCAAGGTTATCGTAGGCCAAGTGGCGGGTGGCGAGTTCACCGCTGGTGGAATCGGACGCACCTTGGTCTGGTCGGGTGACTCGGCTGGTGGTTTCGTCTCCGAAAGCTATCGTGACGAAGCTCGCCGTAGCCAAGTGTTGCGTGTGCGTATGAACACCGACGAAGTCGTCATTGATGCCAATGCGGCTGTTCGTATCACCACAAGCTTCGCCTAAAGAATTGTTGGTTCATTGAAGAAGGGGGAGTGAGGGAAACCTTGCTCCCCCTTTTTCTTTTAATTGACATCCCTCTTTAATTAGAAATCCTTGTAAGAATGAAAATACCTGTCTCCCTTTACCTAATAGCTGGCAATGAAGAATCACACATCAAGCGAGTCATTGAATCATTTAAGCCCATCGCAGAAGAGATTATTGTTTGTATGGCTGGGGGGTCAGCTACGCCAGACAAGACAGAGGAGATCGCTCTTTCCTTGGGTGCTAAAGTCATTCATTACAAAAACAAAAAAACTGATTGGCCTCACATAGACGATTTTGCTTCTGCTAGAAATAAAGCCCTAGATGCCTGTAAAAACGAGTGGTCTATTTGGGTAGATGCCGATGATGTAATGGCAGAGGATGGGGAGAGGGTTTTACAAGAAGGACTGGAACAAGCAGAGAAAGTAGGGGCTGAAATTGTTTGCTTTCGATATCTAGTTGAAAATGCCGGGCTGAATCCTATTAGGGAGATGGCCTTGCGGAAGGGGTGCGGGAGATGGAGGAACAGAGTCCACGAAGCCCTTGAGCCGAACGACAAGAACAAGCTCCTTGCCATAGATAAAATCTTCCGAATCCATAGGCCGATTACTAGCAAGGCAGATTCCGCAGACCGCAATCATCGCATCCTAGCCGATGAGCTTCTCTCCACCCCCTTCAACCTTTACTACCAACACCAAGAGTTTTTCTTGAGGGGACAAGTGGATAAGGCGGTGGAGGTTGGTGAGAGGGCGTTAGTATTCCCAGACCTAGACGAAACTCTAAAATATGAACTGCTTTGCAATCTAGGAAGATGTTCCCCCACAGAAAAGAGAATGAGATATCTGGGGGAAGCGATTGCGGTGAATCCTATCCGCAGAGAGGCTTACTTTTATTTAATGGCAGAATACTCGGCACGAGGAGATTGGCCGAAGGCTTGGCACGCTGGTCGGGCGTGTATGGCGATGCCTAAACCCAACCTACACTACTGGAATCAAGTTCACGCAATTTATGACTGGCAAGCCCTCGATGGTTATCGGATGGCCTCAGTTTGCTACGGCCAAAAGGAGGAGGCTCAAAAGCTGGCAAATATGTATCCCAAGCCAAAGATCAGCGTAGTTCACGCCACTAGAGGGAGACCTCACATCGCATTTTCAAGAAAGATGCAATGGCTGGCTTTAGCGAAAGAACCCCTAGCGATTGAGTGGTTGTTTATGGTTGACCACGATGAAGCGGTTGATTATACCCCGCACGATGGGAAGCGAGTCAATCCGGGGGGGATTGTGAACGCTTGGAACGAGGGGGCAAAAATAGCCAAGGGGGATGTTATTATTCAAATGAGCGATGATTGGAGTCCACCGAGATACTGGGATGCCCTAATTTTGAGCAAGATCGACAACCTAGAGGCCGAAAGGGTGCTGGCAGTATCAGATGGCCTCCGAACCGACAAACTGCTCTGTATGGCTATCCTAACGCAAAAGAGGCTACGCAAGCAAGGGGGCAATATGTTTCACCCATCCTATCAAGAATCAGACGGCATTTATTCCGATAACGAGTTCACGGATAGAGCCTATGCCGATGATGTGGTGATTGAGGCAAGGGAATTAGTATTTAGGCACGAGAACCCAATGTTCGCCGGAGGCAACCCCGATCAGCAACTAAAGAACCATAACAAGCCGGAGTTCTACGAGAAAGGAAAGGCAATCTATGAAAAACGCAAAGCAGATAATTGGGTGTAGGAAATCAAAAAAAGGGGAAGATACCAAGGGGCTTGGTATAATTAAATTCGGAAAGTCTCGCCCCGACCCCACCAAGTATGTGAAGGTTGATATTACCTATGACGAAAAAGCAGAGAAAGACTTGTATGAGTGTGGGATGTTGGCATTAAAGCACGACAAGGAAGCAGTAATTCAATATGTGATTGTGAAGGCTCTTACTGGATACGCAAAGTGCAAGAAATAAGTATCCACGACCCATTCGGCCAAGCCCTTGCAAAGTACAGCGAGGGATTAGATGTTGGCCTAGAGATCGGGGGAGGAACTGGGGACGGTTCGACTCAATGTATTAGAACCAGAAAGCTATTCAGCATTGAGAACCACCCCGACCGCATCGGCAGGCACTCGATGAACCTATCTGCAAGGGGAGGCGTTTCGGTCAATGGAACGGCAACCCTATCAAAGCTATGGATGAACAAGAACGACATCGAAGAGTTTTACCGAACTACCAAAACAAACCTCAATCAATACCCCATCGAAACAGTTCTAGGCTGGCACAATGTCTGCCTAGAAACCGCCTTTCCCTATTCAACCAACGCAATCGAGGACATCCACTTTGAGCATAATGTGGATTTCAACTTTGTTCTGATCGATGGCTCGCCTTTCTCTGGTGAGGCTGAACTTCGTTGTGTAAGGCCTTTCCTAGCAGAGAAAGCCATCATCGCCCTAGACGATGTGAACGATATTAAGAATTGGGCTAACTACCACAAGCTAAAGGGATTTGCGGAATTGCTCTGGGAGGATTGGTCTGTGCGTAATGGTGCGGCCATCTTCCAGTTATGAATCACATATACGAGGATGAGTGCTTTGGAGAACAATGGTTCACTTATCCTAGCGTGTATCGCCTAATGGTTGATAAGTGCGAGCCAAGCGGAACTATCGTAGAGCTTGGAGCTTGGAAGGGCAGAAGCTCGGCATTCCTTGTAGTTGAGGCAAAAAACAAAAGCCCAAACATCGACATTCACATTGTAGATACTTGGCTTGGCTCGGAAGAGCACACCGAGGAAATGAAGGACAATTTATATCAAAAGTTCAAATCCAATATGAATAGGCTAGATGGATTATATAAAGAACATAGAATGACAACCAATGAGGCAGCTCATCTTTTTAAGGATGAATCTTTAGATGGGGTTTTCATAGATGCTGACCATAGCTATGAGGCAGTAAAAAAAGATATTGCCGATTGGATTCCCAAGATTCGCAGGGGTGGAATTTTGGCTGGACACGATTACATACAAACATTTGGTGGTGTTGTTCAAGCAGTAAATGAGTCGTTCCCAAATATGGATTTTATGGTTGAAGAACAATGTTGGATAAAACAATGCTAACCATCTTTACCATCGTCCTCAATGGGATGCCCTTTATCGAGAGGCATCTTGCAGAGTTTCAAAAGCTCAAGATTCCTTGGAGATGGAGGATTGTCGAAGGAGTTAGCGAGCCTCTTGGATGCACCCGCTGGTGCAAGCAAGTTCCCGACAAATGGCACAACGACTTCAAGAGCATAGATGGAACGCACGAATATCTACAAAGCATCCAAGGCGGGGATGTTATCATTCACAGCCAAGGCAAGGCATTTAGTGGGAAGCTAGAGATGATTCAGCAAGCCCTATTCGGCGTAGATAATGGCGTTGTTATGGAGGTGGACGCTGACGAGATGTGGAGAGCAGAACAGATCGAGGGGATTTATGAGTGTCTCAAGGGAGCAGAGGATGGGGCAACGATGCAGTTTCATTGCAACTTCTTTGTTGGGGAAAATAAGCGAGTAGTTACCAGAGAGGGCTATGGCTCAAACTGGTATGAATGGATGAGGGCTTGGAAATGGGGTAAGAATGTATGTTTCACCAGCCACGAACCCCCCCGCCTAAACATCCAGTCTAGGCTAGTTCCAAGGGGAGTGACTGAAACTTGGGGGCTAGTATTCAATCACTATGCCTACGCAATTCAGAAGCAAGTTGAGTTCAAGGAGGATTTTTATGGGTACAAGGGATTGGTGGATGGGTGGAAGGAATTACAAAAGACTATCGGCCCAGTTCGATTGAGCGAATACTTCCCACACCTACACGATAAGAGCGTAGCCGATGACTGCTAAAACAATCAAATACTCCCAGAGGCTAGGAGACATCATTCGTTGCCTCCCAGCTTGCAAATATCTAGCCGACCAAGGCCACGAGGTGTTCGTGGATTGCTTGCCCCAATACCACGGCATCTTTGAAATGGTTTCTTATGCAAAGGCTGGAAGCAAGGGCGATGTGATAGACCTTGAGATTTGGCCTAACAAATACCAAGAATATCGTTTCTCAAACAAGACTTGGACAGAATTCGTCTATGCGCACCCAGAGATTAACAAGGCCGACCCGACTAATATCCTTTTTGATAAGCTAGACAATGAACCCGCCAAGGGATTACCGGAAGTCTATAATATGGTCGCCCCCTTTGGGATAAGCCAAGGCGAGAAACAAGACCCATTAAAAATTATTGTTGAGGCTAGAAATAAGGCTGGCGCGTATAGCTTCATAGTTTTAGCACCAGAAGGATTCAAGATTAGTGGACTCCAGACCTATACAGCCCCAAGTGTCCTCGAAATGGCAAAGGCAATTAGGGGGGCAAAAGAGTTTTATGCAATCAATTCTGCACCCATGACCATCGCCGCCGGTGTTAGGAAAGAGAAAAAGGTTATATTTTACCCACAAAAGATTGAACCATTTGATAAGGATAATCTGTTTATTTGGGACAGCGTAGAGTTAAATTGACATAAGGGGTGGGTTTATGGCGGGGACTATCGACACCACTTATTTTGCAAATGACCTCAACTTTATGATTGGGGATATGTTCACGGTTGTCACCGGACTAGGCTCGTCAGCCGTCTCGGCATCGGTAACAGATTTGACCGTTGCCTCGGAGCTGGATATTGGGGGCGAGGTAATCAAGGTGACGCAAAGCCTAACTGTCCCCGCCTCGGCCATCTCCTCGCCCGTAACGATTGGGGCGTTGATTACCGTGGGGACTGCACAGAGAATGATTGCTGGCTTTCAACAGAGCGTGGACGGCGTTAGCTTTACTATCGAAGTGGCTGACCCGACAACCTAATGACCTCGATTGAGAGGCAGTTAGAAGAAAGCCTAGCGACTGCCTTGTCGGGGGTTAGTGGGGTTAATATATTTAAGAGCGACACCGAGGGGGCAAGATTACTGCCTAGCGTTGTCATTCAAGTCTCAATCGGCTCAGAGGAGATTATACCCTATTCTGGCGTGTTTCGGTGCCCTGCAACCATCACTTACAGCACAAGGGCAGACACAACTACGAGGGCAGAACTAGACTCAAAGTTTAACGAGATTCTCCAAGTGATGTATCAAAGCCCGAACCTAGCAAGCGTTTTGACCACCGCCACCCTCAAGGTCTTTCTTGCCAATGTAACCTCAGAAAGCCCAGAGATTAAGTCAGAAAACAGAACTTGGTCGAAAAGCCTCTCCCTAGACATCAGTTGCACCAGTATATGATATCCCCCCAGTTTAAGATTGAGGACGCTCTAGCGGCCATCCTAGCTCCAATTTCGGGGCTTAATGTGTTCACTTCAAATAGAAGGGGCGCAAGATTGTTCCCTTTTGTTACCATCCAAGCATCGCTTGGGGCGCAACAGATTATCCCCTACTCTGGGGTATTTGAGGTAGGAGTGGATATTGCCTACTCAGATTGCGCAACCCTAACCAGCCAAGCCAACTTTGACTCAACCTACTTCGACATCTTTCAAAAGCTCTACTCCGACAACAACACCCTAGTCAACAAGGTTCAAGATAATGTTACCGATCTGAAGGTATTTATGGGCAGAATCACAAGCCAATCCCCCACAATACGAGCAGACAAAAGGGCTTGGCAAAGGGGGTTAACCCTGTCGTTTATCGTTACCCCAGATGAAAACGCCGATGGTTTGAGAGAATACGATTTCTCGGACGCCCTCAACAGCTTCTACCTCGGCACGATTTAACAAGGATATTGAGATATGGCACTTTCAATTTTAGACGGCAATCAGTCAGCAACAACGCTCTCAACCATTGTAACGAGCGGGCAACACATTCCAGCTCACACGGTTGTCTCTTTAGGCACTCAAGCCATTGCAAACATCACAAGTGCAATCAGCGGGACGAGCGTGTGTGTAGGCTCAATCTCTATCTCTGGCACGCCTAGCGTTACTGGTTCAGTATCAGTTCTAAATTTCCCTGCTTCACAATCTACCACCTTTGGGGCGGTTACTGGAAGCGTGTCGGTGTTAAATTTCCCTGCCTCTCAGTCAGTAACTTTTGGGGCTACAACTGGAAGCATTTCGGTACTAAACTTCCCAGCCTCTCAAGCCGTTACCTTCGGCCAAGCGATTGTCTCTGCTTCAAATATAACTGGCCTAAATAATTCAGTTGGCACGGATGCAGGCACACCAACTTCAACAAACTTTATTAAAATTGGAGGCCACCAAGACGGCTCAAACTCAGTAGAACATATCGTTCATGTTTCGGCTGGTGGTGCGATGAAGGTGGATGCAAGCGATTCAACTGTCACCTTTGGAACGATTAGAGGAACAGTCACTATTGGAAACTCGGTAACGATCAGCTCCCTCCCCGCCATCTCTGGCACGGTAAGCATGGCCTCTCAAATTTATGGGGAGAGCACTAACAAATATGCGATTCGTTCTGGCGTAGCATTTACTGACGGAGGAGACCTTTTCGATGTTACCGATACAAGACCACTCCCTGTATGTATCAATGACACCAGCGGGAATAGCTACGGAACTAGTGAAAATCCATTAAAAGTATCTGGCACAGTCACCATTGGAGCGGGCACGGCTCAGATCGGCTCAGTCACCGCATCGATCAGCGGGACGGTTCCCATCAGCATCTCCTCCGTCACGGTTGGAAATAGCGTCACCATTGGCTCGCTCCCTGCAATTAGCGGCACGGTAACGGCAAATGCTGGAAATGGTTTTACAAACGCAGTAGAAGTTGGCCTTTTTGACTTTATATCAAACGAAGGTGTTATGCCCATCTCTGGCACAGTCACCGCCAACACCTTCGCCGTTCAAGGCACGGCAGTAACCACCTCTAACTTTACCAGCACCACCGCCTCTACCGTGCTGGCCTCCTTCAACGCGACAAGGGAAGTGCTGACGATTTTTAACGAGGGGGCGGGTAACCTCCATATCTGTGCGGGGGCAACTTGCACCACCATCGCCTATCAAGTGCGGCTATCGGCAGGGGATTACTACGAGGTTCCGAACCACCAGACGACGATCACCCACTCGGCAGTATTTGCGACCGCAGGCACGGCGCGGGTGACGGAAGTCAGTTAAGGAGGGGAAAATGGCCCTCGTTAAGAATCCTAGCAACATCGATAGCTTCTTGTTTTCCACAGGAAGAACAAGAGCGTTTCGGGTTGGTATGGCTGGTTCTTATTTTAAGAGTGCTGGAGTTGGAGCTACTGCTACTGGTGGCAATACTCTTGGATTTAATTTAAGCATAAACGCTGGGTCTGCTGCTGCTGGAACAGCAAAAGTTGGATATTTCGACCCAACCGCAGCACTAATGACAGCAAGTGCAGGAAAGATTGATTACTCAAAGAGAATTAGATTCTCAATAGGCGGGATGATGTACATTGGTAGTACAAATTCTGTTATCAGAATTGTATTTGGTGGAACTGGAAATTCAGTTGACGCACCAGCAGCAGGAGCAAATGGACTAACAATTAAAGGATTTGGTGCTGAATTTGCCCTTCAATCTGGGGTGATACAAGCAAGGTTAATAGGGTTTAATGCTTCATATTTAACTCCGACTTCTTACACAACACTTACAAATGGATTTGGACTTGTCGCATCTGATAACCGATTCTTTGGTGTTGTGATAGAATCCGATGGTGCTGGAAACATTTATCTTTATGGTGCAGACTCATCAATAAATCCAAACATTAACATTGGGCAATCACCTCTTTTAACTCTTACTGGTGGACCAACAAACGACACCAGCACAAATAGATTTGGGCCAGAAATTCAATGTTCAAACAATGCGAGCGTAGCACCGACAGCCAGCCCTTCAGCAATTTTACAATCAACCTATTACTTAATAGACGTACAATAATGCCCCTCCTCCTCATCACCCTCTTGCTCTGCTCCTGCTCGCCACGCCCAGCGGATAACACAGGACTGCCAAACTACAGCGATATGCAAGCCGCCGAGGACGCAGGGCAAACGCCAAGCAAGTAGAGCCGGTATGATGCACCAATATACTTATGAGGATTTTATGTCCTCGCTCAAATGGCTTGAGGCCGAGGGCTACATAGAGAAGTTCTACGATAACAACGGCGATCTATGCGTCCGAATCTGCGAAGGAGCAGAGGATTGTGAGGTATGAGTGCAGACCAAGTGGCTGATTTGAGGGAGAGGCTCGCCCGGATTGAAGAAAGGCAGACAAGTATAATTCAGATTTTAGAAAGGCACACTAGCGAGTTGGCTCAATGGACAGCCAAGATTAACAGCAAGGTAGATACCCTAGAGAGGGAGTCGCACACCATCAAAACTAAGCTATGGTTGGTTGCGCTAGTGTCGGGGGCGGTCTTTTCTACAATCTGGGAACTGATTAAAGTGCGGGTGTTCCCACGATAATTTGACATAGGCAAATAGCAAATGGCCGCCACAAGTATTGGACTTACCGGAATTGCCTTTGGACTCGCCGCTGAAACTGGCGTTGTTATCCAGAGCTTCTCGCTTACACAGACCGCCGAAACAACGGAAGTCTCGAAGCACGATGGCACACACTCAGCAGTAGCGTTCTCTGCCTTTAAGCGAAATGTGAGCCTTTCTGGTAATTGTAGTGCTTCGGTTGCTAGCTCTGGAATTGGACAAGCCCTTGCCCTTACTGGCAATACAACGGCAGTTTCAAGTGGCAGTTATTTCGTTACCGATGCTTCATTTACGGAAGCCTCTGATGGATTCAAGAGTTTTGACCTCTCCGCAACAGCCTATACAGGGTTAAGCACCTAAACTTTATGGCCGCAACAATCATCGGAAATAGCACAGACCTAGCCTTTGGTATTGGCTCGGCACAAACTGGAATGGTGATTCAATCCATCTCATCCTCGGCCTCGGCTGATGCGGTTGAGCTAAAGAACAAGGGCGGGGATGTGACTGCGGTTGTGTTCCGCAACAAGAAAGTCACCCACTCGGTTGAGGGTGCTTTCACAACCTTTAGTGGGAGCGTTGGGGCAACAATCACAGTATCTAACGGAAGCAACTACGATCTTTCTGGTGCGGCTTATGTTACAGAAATCGCAAGGAATCGTAGTGCAGACAACTTTGAGACGGTATCTTTCACGGCAGTTCGATACGATGGCATAAGTTAGTTTTAACCTAGAAATCCCTATGCAAGAAAAAATCCTTTATACTCGCAACATAAAACTAGCCTCGGTTCTCGCCACCTTTGGCATCCCCTTTCGAGAAAGCGAGCCGATGGCGGTCGTTGAGGACGCAGACAACGGCAACAAAAGGAGCGTCACCTTCTTCTTTACCGACCTTCCCAATGGCCTTGGGGGGCGGTTGGTTGAGTTATGGGAGAAGGGCTGGTCAGCCATCACCAACTATGACGACCCCCTAGCCTACTGCCGAGCTGTGTTAGAGAATCGTGAGCGTCTCCTAGACGCAATCAATAACGCCACCCCGCTAGTCAAAAAGCAGTTTGGGAAAGCCACCCTGCTAGTCAGCAAGAACGCCTCCCCAGAACTGCGAAAGAAACTGAGTAAATACCTATGAACCTCGACCTCCAAAAAGACGAAGAAATCCTAAACAAATCCCTCGATAAATCCTTTGTGATAACCGAGAGGGCTTTCAAGGGTAGCAGGCTGAATAAGTTTAGCCTAGGGACAAGAATCATCATCAACCAGATTCGAGAGGATAGCGATACCACAGAGTTTTTCATTTGGTCTACCCTTTACTGCCTAACCCGCCAACGAGCCGACCTTGTAAAATTAGCGTGGGACAAGGCCAAGTTCCGAGAGGCGGTCTTGGATTGGTCTGATGAGTTTGTGGAGGCAGACTTTATGGAGGGCGTAAAGATTGTGGATGAGATTTTCAATGAGCTTGCTGATGCAAGGGTGCAAGCCAGCGGAGGGAACGAACCCCCAAAATAGTTCAGCCAGCCGGGATTGCTTCGCTCGTCTGGCTATTCGCAAAGGAGTTCGGTTGGACGGCAGAGCAAATAGTTTGGGAGATGGCAGAAGTGCAACTCGTTCAGCTTGAACACGCTATAATGATAAACAGGGGAATCAGCGTTCGCAGGCACAACAAGAACGCCACAAACATTATCGATAGTCTCCTTGACGAAGGACAATAGATTTATGCTTACGAAGTTCAAGCTAGACACAACCGACTTCAACAAGACGATTGATCGATATGTGCAAGAGAGAAATGTGGACTTTGTGAAAGAAGCAAACAAAAGAGCCGCCAACATTATAATGAAGGCGATGAAATATACCAAGAGAACAAACCCCGCTAGGGTAGTTGCAGAGCTAGGAGCGATTGAAAAAGTTCGGCTTTTAAAAAGCGGGAAAGAAACTAAGGCAAAAAAGAATCGTGAGTTCTACAAGGGAACTCCGGCGGGGTATAAGATATTTAATTGGAGGCGAAAGTTTAGGCCAGAAAGTTTGCCCCCCAAACTGCGAGGAGGCGGTCTGGGCGGGGAAAAGATGGGAGTTCTTTACAATAGTTTTGTTAAATCAGCCAAGAGGTCTTGTGCCTATGTAGTGGCTGGGTGGTTGCCAGCATTAAATATATATAGGGAGATCGGGGTAAAGCTAGGAAAACAAGAAGCGGGACAAAAGAGATCGCCATCCCCCAGAACATCAGCAGGCAAGGGGTACGCAAGACCAGCCTTTGCAACCAAGGATTTTATTAAGACAACATTCGCTAACGCAGTCAATGGGATTGACAAAATTGGGCGTGCCCCGCTTCGCCTCGCCATAAGGCTAGAAGAACTTGATATGAAACAGTATATAGAGAAAAAGGAGCAGGAAAGGCTTAACAAGCTCCGAAGGTAATATGTCGTTCATTCTCCAAGGCGAAGTAGTTATTGACGGACGCAAGGGGACGACCGCCCTCAAGGATATTCAGAGAGAGGCGAATCGTACTTCTGACACATTCCGCAAGGCGGGCGGTTCTACCGAGCGATTGGGCAAAAGCCTTTTATCCCTTGGCCTAAACGCTGGGCGTGCGGGGACAGCCTTGGGGTCGTTGACTAGGCTTGGGGCTGGGGGTCTGTTTGGTGCGGCGGTTCTTGGCTCAATCAATAAGTTTGGAGAAACAGTCAAACAAGCCTCGACAGACTATTATGATTCACAAAAGGCACTTGCAGGGGCATTTGAAACATCCTTTAGAAGCACATCAGTTGAACAAGCACAAGCAGGACTAGAAAAGACAGAGGACACGATTGAGTCTTTGCGAGGCAAGATCACCCAGCTTGGTGCATTTGGCGGGATATTGAAAGGCATCGAGAAGTTCACCGGGATAAATCTTGGCGTAGGAGATACAGAGAGGACGCTAAAACAAGCTCAAGGCCAGCTTGTCTTTCAAGAGAAAATCTTAAAATTAAAACAAAAAGAAAAAGACCTAACTGACAAAATTGAAAAAGAAACAAGAACTAAAATAAATGCTTCAAAAACCGATCAAGAGGCTTTGAAGTATCTAAAGGAAACAACGGGAGGAAGAGAAATACTTGCAGACCTAGCCAGAGAAGATCTTAAACAAGCAGTTGCGTTGAGAGATGAAAACTCAAAAATTCTCGAAACTCTTATTGAAACTAATCGTGAGGGGAACAATAAAGAACAAATCAATGCACGAATCATAAAATCTGCCGAACTAGAACTTGAAATATACAAATCACAAAACAATGTGATTAGGGCACAGAAGGCAGAGAGGGCGGCAGATGCAAAGCGATCACAAGAGGCTGGTGGTGGTCTATTGGGAGCAAGCAGATCGGGGCAACAAGCCCTCGAAACGGCAAGGAAGGTAAGGGCTAGGGAAAACAAGATAGCCGACTTTAAGACTCAAGATAAGGTTTTCGGTGGTATGCAAGAAGAGGAAAACAAGAAACGAGCAAAGCAAGGGTTGCCCCCGATTAGTCGTATGGGCATTATGGAAAGAGAGGCCGCCAAACAAGCCGCCGGCGAAGCCCCTAGCCTATCAGAAAAATTACTTGCAGGGCAGACAGGACAAAGCCCGGCACAACTAGCCGCAGAACAGGCAAAGGGCGGTGGAGGGGCAGACTCACAAAAGCAACTCCTTGATGCCATCAATGAATTAAACAAGAAGCTACCAGCCGCCGTAGCACAATAAGGACTTACAATGGCAACTACAATTATATCAAACATATCTTCTTTTGACTTTGAGCCGGACATCCTAACGGACAATGGCAGAGACGGAATCACCTCATTTCAGTTTTCTATTGTTGGGGGGTTCTCTGCCCTCAACTCCAGCTTCTCGCTGGGGGAAAACATAAGCGGAGTACCAGACCAACCACCCGGCAACTTTAAGGTTGTCAGAAGAAATCTGAGCCATATCGCAGGGGATGTCAGCAATGGCCTATATCGTGTGCAGATAACTGGGGAGGGCGGGACTGGGGACAATAGTTTGTTTGTGTTGGAGACAAGTTTTCAATACCAGAAAGAGATTGCAACTGGGCTTGTAACCCTAGGAGCTGAAAGTGCCAGCTTTATACAATTTTCAGTTCAATATGTATTAGAGTGGCTCTCTCCAACTGTTACTATAACCACAAACAGCCAGACGGAAGGCGTTATAGAAGTGCAAGAAAGGGTGAGGGAATTGGCTAGACTTACGCCACCACAGATCATTCGCAATAAGCCCCCCGACACTCCCGCTGGGCCCAGCCAACCCTCACGAAGAATTACTGGGCCGGGCATAGACCTTGATGCCACCTATATTGTGGGCTCGTCAGTTGAAAACGCTGGTGGGCTTTTCCGGGTTCGAGCCTCTGCGGCAAGAGGACAAGTGCAGGGTTTATGAGGAACGGAGGGTCTGGTTCTTTTGTTGTCCCTCCCACGCTCGCTGATAATGGCGTTATTACCAAGAAATACCTTCGCGGCCTAGAGGACGCAGTAAGACAACGCACCCCAGTAGCGGGGGCAAACATTGATATTAAGGTCACCGACGGAAGCTATGTAATATCTGCAGCGGCAGGAATAAACATTGCAGGAGGAGGAGGAGGAGTGCCGGAGGGCTTTACAGCCGTCACGCTCACGGTCTGCTCTAACGGAACTCCCGCCGAGATAGTCGTTCTTGGCAAAGCAAATTGACAAGGGCATAAACTAAGGTGAACCCTCAAGAGCTATTTCTGGATGTGTCTAGCGGGAGATTTTTGGATGGTCAAAGCACCATCCCAATTAGCAAGCCAACAATATTTTCTGATGAGCAAAAGACAATTCGACTAACCACGCTAAAGGTTCGTGCCAACACGGTAACAGCCGCATTTCCAAGCAAGAATTCCGTCTATAAAATGCGGCTAGGCACACAAGCCCTCAAACTTGCAGACGGTACCCCAACAACAACGGCACAAGCAAATTTAATCACTGCGGTTGGTTCGGTGGCAACACAATCATCTTCTCAAGCAATAGGCAACGCAAGAATTGTAACATATAGTCCAGTCACCGCAACGCTAGTAGCAAGCGTGACTACATTCCCTATTGTTACGGCGGGATTTAATGCTTCAATAAGTTTTCTGGAATCCGTAACGGCACAAGTGTCCCTTGGGCTTGGCTCGATTACATTACCCGCAGCCACGATTGCACAACCAGCAGACTTATCGGGAATCACCGACCTAATCAAGCCTCCAATGCGAGGAAAAGTCTTGTCATTCACAGCAACATTGAATGCCCCAGATACGGCAACATTTGCGGCTGTAATATCTGGTGGCTCAGTTACAACAATAGCCTTGGTAAATAGCGGGATTGGATATTTGAACGGAACTTATCCGCTATCGTTTTCATCTCCAAGCCCAGCAAGGGCTACCTTTACTGCAACGATAAGTGCTGGTTCAGTTACAACGATTTCCATAGTTACTGGTGGATTGGGATATGGGCAAGGGCCATTCAATTTAATTTTTAGTTCAACTACTGGAACGATTGCGGCGGCGACTGCCTCTTCACTTAACGGCTCTATCAATAGCATTACTATTACAGACGGAGGCTCGGACTATTCTTCTGCCCCAAATGTAAGTCTAGCTACCCCAAGTGCAGTTGGGGCAATCGCATCAGTTGTTGCATCTCAAGATAAAATTCAATCAATAACATTGGTGAATGGAGGCTCTGGATATGCCGCAACTCCAACTGTGACAATGTTCACGCCAGCCAAAAGGGTTGTTGCAGTCGAGCCCACAAACAAAATTAGTAATGTCGTGGGCGGCTCAACTTTTTCGTGGGCTAGGGGAATTACAACGGCAAATGTTAATCTGCTTTTTTCTAATCCAGACAACTTGGGAACACCAAGTAATGCTTCAGTTCCATCGGCTACTATTTCTTGGCAAGGCGGGAATACTTGGAGGCTTCAATTACTTTCTCAAGGCTATGGCTACACGACGGCTCCAAGCGTAATACACGACGATGTCTTGGTCTACAATAGCACGATAGAATATAAGCCAGTAAATAGAGACATTACTATTAGTTCGCTTGTCTCTCAATCAAACAACGAAAACCGATATTGCATATCAACTATTGCGGGGATAGCACTACTTCCACCAACATCGGGTGGCATACTCATTTCTTCTGGGGGCATATTCCCGGAATATTTGATTGGGGATTCTTTGTTTGCTGGAAATGCTCGTGGAAATATTTTCGGCATCAAGGTCTTGGGGGATTATAGAAATCAGCAACAACTAGCACCAGCCCAGCTTACGAGATTTGTTCAACTTTCATCGCAAGAGTTGAATGCTCGTGGTTCAGCGTTCCGAACTACACAAGCCTCATTCCAATTCTTTCCACAAAGAAATGCAATCTTTACGCTTTCAGTCGGCGAGAGGCTGGCTAATGCACAACTAGCAAAGATCCGCTTTCCCTCTGATGAGTTTTTCCCAAACACAGAACCTTTTAATGTTGTAAGACTTCTCAACCCACAGCACGACCGCTTTTCGGATAGGCAGTTCACCGCTGTTTTAGTTCCAGAGACACAAGAAAGGCCGACACGCTATGCTGTATGCAGAATATCTATACCCCCCACATCAAGAGATTATTCTTTCCTACAAAATGGGGCTAGTATTGATTCGAGAGATCACGAAAGACATTGGAACACACAGCTTGGCGGGGGCGTATTAGAGACAAAGATAGAATTTCTTGATTATGGGGCTGGATATACCGATGCGATGACCAAGGGTGGCCTTCGATTAGTAGAAATCTCTTCACTATTAACTCTTGCCGACCTCATAGAGTCACCCACGGAGAGGTCAATTACCGCAGTAACATCCTTTGATCTTGGGGGATTCGCAAACAATTTATTTGCTCGCCCTGCATCAGTAAGCACAGCCCCCGGACAACGAGGTGTAAAGCACTTTCTTTCCGATGGCGGGTTTGGTTACTTTAAGCAATCTGTAGTTACAATTTCTTCGGCGGTTGTAAGTGGCGGGGTGGTAAGTGCCTCAATAACCAACCAACCCACAAACTATATTGACGGAACTTATGCTATTTCCATTACAACAGCCCCCGGATTAGGCACAACCGCACAAGTTTCTTTAATTGTTTCTCGTGGCAACTTAACCCCAGTCATATTAAATACTGGATTTGGATATGTAACCGCACCAATAGCAACCGCACCAGCACCTAACTTTTTGTCTGGTCAATTAGTTCAGCTAACTATTGCCACTAGGCCGCAAGGCTATTCAACAGACACATCACACCAAATCATTTTATCTGAAAGCTCTGTTTCTGGCGGTTCGGCAAATGCCAACTTTGTAATTAACCAATCTGGAGAAGTAGTCATCAATATTACTAATTCTGGATTTGGCTATCAGACACCCCCGACTGCTGTTGGGAAAACCCCAGACAGAATAAACCAAAATGGTTTTATTGGCTCTCTTCAATTATCTAATCAACCCGAAGGCTATGTTATTGGAAGGCAGTACCCCATAAGCATAGGACAAAGCCCCGCAACGCAGGGGACGGCAAACGCAATTCTTGTTCGGTCTGATTCTAGTCGGTATGATATAACGATTGTTTGTGGTGGTTTTGGATATACATCTGCCCCGATTGTTACTGCACCCGCCCCCGACCAACCCCAAGGGCAGATCAATTTTGTTTCTGTTTCAACTTTTGGTCGTGGTTATTCACCCGGAACTTATCAATGCCAAGTATCTAATGCACCATTGGGAGGACAGACTGGCATCATAAATCTGGTAGTTGAAAATGAGAAAAACGCCATCTTTCAAATTCAAAATAGCGGATTCGGATATACAACAGCCCCCCTAGTTAGCGTCCCAACTCCAAGCGGGAACATATTATCATCAATCACAATTACTTGTGCAGGGGCATTCTACGACCAAACAACTGCAACATTTTCTATATTAGACGCAACTGGACAAGGGGCAGTTCTTCGCACAATTATCAGTTCTGGGACGATCAACGCAGTTCAAGTCGTGAGTCGTGGATTTGGATTTACAAACAATCCAGCCATTTTGTTCTCCTCTCCTGCCTTGCAAGAATCTGAGCCACTACTGATAAATCAGATTGAGGCAGATTTTAACATCACCACCGCCTCCGCTAACGCCATCCTATCGACAGCAACCCAAAGAGACATTCTTATGGAAGTGTTCGAGACAGACGGAACCAACGAACAAGTTGTGGCTCAAGCCACAGTCAGCCTAGCCAAGCGAGTTTTAGAATAGCCTTGGGGCTAATGCCCAAACGAAATCCTTATGCCTAAAGTTCTGCACGCTAGTTACAGCGGGTATTTTCCTAATTGCATACAGCAGGGCTCAACTCCAACATCGCCATCAATAGATCAATATATTCCAATTACGCTTGAGGAGGCTATGTTTATATTTTGGAAGGGGAAAGACTTAAAACTTTCCATTAGTGGTTATTTGATTAACAGCCCGGTTTCTGGTGCATTGAAAGATACTGTAGACCCGAAGAATCAAACATTTAACCGAGGAATCGCAAGTGAAAGTGACTTGGTATGCTATAGTGCCGCAAATTTTAATGGGATACACGAGTATTATATGCCCATAACTTATGAGACCACGGTTGTTGATGATCCAGATTACCCACCATTTCCGCCCGGCGGGTCTGTTTTTTCATTTAGTTTGGGTTTGGCTACTAGCCCAGTAGATAACTTTTTTGCAACAAAGATATTAGAAAATGAAGGCACTTATTATGCTAGGGTTAGAGGATTTACAGACTTGGGCTTTTCTGGGGCTGGTGTGGGTGCTGGGGGAAATGTGGTTGGTCAGATTTCTATATCTTTTGGGGCACAAAATTACAGCGTTCCCTTAAGGGGAAACACAGCCATATCTTCTGAAACAATAGGGCAACTAAATGTAACCGCAGAATGGACTTCAATATACGAGTATCAAGAATAGCCCTTGACACCCCTCCCCTTGTTATGAACCAAATCTTAGCCTTCATTCAGTCTCAAGATGTGTTTGCTTGGGTAGGTGCTTTGGTTGCCCTCCTCTCTGCCGTGATTGCCGTGGCCTCTTTAATTCCCGGTGATGAGCCGGAGAACACGCTCCAAAAGATTGTCGATTTCCTCTCGAAGTTCTCACGGAAATAACAATGTGGGAGGCCATTCTCGCCTCGCTCGCTGGTGTAATTGGAATCATCGCTTGGTGGACGAAGAACCGAGCCAAGACACGCAAGGAAAGAGACGATGATGAAATTGCTTACAATCGAAAGCTCCGTGATTCGGAGGTCGATTCTTGGATTCATCGCAACTAGCTTTCTCCTTTGTGGGTGCGTAACCACCCGCCCTTACGACATTGGGCAAGTCCCGAACCAAGATTCAATTACCGACTACATTATGCGGTGGGACAAGCTCGACCGAACCAAAGCAACCCCAGAAGAATACAGACAGCTTTTTGGGCAATCGCTCAAAACGATATCTCGACTCGTGGAGGAGAATGAACGACTCCGAAAGAGGCTCGATCAATGACGATTCGGGAGGCCGTCGAAAGGTCAAGAGGCCACATCGAAAAATGCGAGCCTAGTTTCGGCAAGCGGGTAGGAGCTTGGTACTCGGAGCTGATGTCCAAAAAGATTCCAGTTCTGATCTACTGCTCGGTGCGTACCCCCCAAGAACAAGAGGAGCTATACGCCCAAGGACGGACAAAGGCTGGGGTCAAAGTCACAAACGCTCGTGGAATACCCCCGCAATCGCTCCACATTGACCAAGGCAAGGGGAGTCACGCCATTGACTATGTTCCCCTTGCTCGCACCCCTAGCGGTGATCTAGTGGCCTCGTGGGATGACGACCAAGGCTATTCAATCACACGCAAGATTGCCGAGAAACACGGCCTCCGAGGATTAGATTGGGAGCAACCCCATCTTGAGGATGCAAACATTTCTGGATGGCGGGAACTTGTTTCTCCACAAAAGCAAGGAGTGAACAAGCAAAAGATTTCCCTAGTCAACAAGCGTCCGTGGTCTAGCAGATAAAGGATGACATCAGAGCAGGGCGTGGAGAAAACAGAAGAGGAAGTTTTTACAAAGAAGCACGACCTCCATCTCACCACCCTGCAAATGGCGGCGGTCGAATCGATGGAGAGGAAATATAAAAAGGGAGTGGTAGAACACGGCGGGACAAAATTGTGGGAGATGCCCACGGCACGACTCGTAGAGAACGCAATCGAGGAGGCGACCGACCAACTGACCTATCTCCTAACCCTACGCCAGCAGATGCACATTGTGATGGAGCTTGCTAGGGATGGATGCACCGATGAAACATTGACAAATCCTAGAGCTAGAGAGTGTTGTCACCTTATTTACACAACTCTTACAGGTCAATCTAAACCCTTATGAAGCCAATTAAGTTCGTTGCTTGTGGTGATATCCACGGCGATGAACAAGACGCTCCCTCGGTGAAAGCCCTGCTCGCTTTTACCAAGGAATACATCGGCAAGGATGGCGGGCTTGTGGTCTGCATCGGCGACCTCTGGGACTTTCGAGCCATTCGTAAGGGGGCAGGCGATGAGGAACAAGCATCGAGTCTGCAAAAGGATTGGGACGCAGGGGAGGAATTTATTCGAGAGTTTTTTTCATACGGAGATGAGAGAATCTTTTTAAGGGGCAACCACGATGAACGGATTTTCGATATGGCTAGGAACAGCCGAAGCGGTCTGGCAAGGGACTATGCAAATGATGGCATTGAGAATATCGAACTCATAATGAAGGAGACGAAAGCAAGAATGTTTCCCTATGATTCAGTTGGTGGGATATACAAGTGTGGTTCGCTCTCCTTTGTTCACGGCTACGGACACGCTATGCACTCGGCCAAACAACACGCCGATGCTTACGGCGATGTTATCTTCGGTCACACCCACGCCATCGACTATTTTCGTAGCGTCTCCATAGACCCCCGGACTGGCTACAATATCGGATGCCTATGCAACAAGACCCCAGAATATAATCGAGGCCAACTCCGCAGACTCCGCTGGCAACACGGCTGGGCGTTCGGGGCGATCTACCCCGACAAGACACACGAGGTTTTTCAAGCACGGCAGAGGGGCAACAAGTTTTATTTACCGACTGACATAAAGGCATTTTAATTATGAAAGCACAAAATCCTTGGCAGAAACTTTTACAAGAACACATCAAAGACAAATTCGCACCACCCCCGCCTGCGGGGTATCACACGAGGGAGGAAGTAAGTAAGTTGTGGGGGAAATCAATGAACACGACCTCACGGATGCTCAATCAAATGCTCGAACAAAAGAAAGTGGAGATGAAAAGACATCCCTTTATTATCCCCAGAAAAGATCATCGTGTTGTTCGCAACCTTAAAATCTTCAAGATTCTCCCCGCAAAGCACCCCCACAAGTAGCGTGTTTATAGGGACTTACAAACAATCGTTAAATAACCCTTGACAAGTTGTGGGGGTGTGATAGGGTGTGGGTATGCAAGAAACAATAACAAGAACCGAAGTCACCCCGGTCAAAGTGGGTTACACAAGGATTCTCGGCTATTGGGTTAAGTTAGGAACAAAGCGACACTCCATTTTGGTGCAAACCAAAAAACATTTAGATGATTTGCGAACAGCCGAAATAAGCGAATGGGAAAACAAATAACCAACCAAGAAAGAAAAACCAAATGAACAAAATCCTAATCGCATACATCATCGGCCTGCTCGTAGGTGCTGGTGCAACCCTCTATATAGTTGAACATCTCCTCAATTAATCCTTTACAAGTTAAAATCGAAATCCTAGAACAAATCAAATGACATCCTTTCCCCTCCCCGCAAGACCGCAAGCCTCCGCAGTTCCAGCGTGGCACATCGAGTTCAAAAAAGATACAGCTATCGAAGGTAAGGCAAATGGCTGGCGGGGCTTGTTCGATCAAGAAACCAAGCAAGGCTACAACCGCCACGGCAAGTTCGCCTCGAATCATAATCTGATGGCCGAGCGAATCCTAGGGGCTGGAATCAAGTCTCGCTTTGTCGATTGCGAGATTATGGGACAAAGGACAAAGACTGGCAAAGGAACAATCGTAGTGATGGATGCCTTCGACCCCGCCAACCCAAAGCCTTACGCAGAACGGATGAAGGAGATCGAGCACTTGGAAGCCGTCACCTTTGATATCCCCAACAACAAGCTCCTCCGCTTTGTCCGTCTCGCCCACCACAAGATCAATGCAATCTGGGAAGAGATGAACTTCCAAAACAACAAGGCTGGCGAGGTAATCTGGGAAGGCTTTGTTATGAAGGCGATGGATGACGGCAAGTATCCCTTTATCACCAACCCAAACTACTGCTCCCCCGCTTGGCAGAAACAGAGGATTCGCTGGTGATCTTCGGCCTTGTAGTCTTTATCGGGCTTTTCATCTTGCAAGGGCTACGGCTCTTGGGCAAGCACATCGACCAGCAGAACTATGAACGCAGGAAGTTTTATTTATTCGTGGCCGCCGAGCTAGATAAGATGGACAAGATCGTTGCCGAGGGCAACCAGCCCAAAGAACCAAAAGAACCAGAGCTAGTCCTGCCTAGCAAGAATTGGGTGGGGCGCAACTAAATGAAGCTAACCCCATCAGCCAAGTTCGAACTTCTATGGAGAAGCCTTGGTGGTGGGGAGTTGAAGAAGGAATACAAGTTTGCCGTGGGCAGAAGGTTTAGGTTTGATTACTATGTGGACTTCTTAACCTCTGGCATCGCTATCGAGCTAGAGGGCGGGGTGTGGACGAGGGGCAGACACACGAGGCCATCGGGATTCCTTAATGATATGGAAAAATATAACCTTGCCTCATCGATGGGCATCCTAGTTTTTCGCATACCCTCCCACGACATCAGCACCAAGTGGCTTTACCCGATAGTAGAAACCATCAAAGAGAGGACAAAAAAATGAGTGAAGAAATGCCTACATTCTGGCATCAAGAACCAGCCAAGAAAAAATTACCAAATGAAACTACGGATGAATGGGTAGTGAGAGTGTTTGGAGCGTTCCCCGATACAGAGTTCGACAGCCGAAATGACTTTAGGTTTTTGAACCTTCCCAAGACACAGAAAGAAAACGCCGAAGGCTTTGGCGTATTCGATGACGGACAACACAAACAATAAACAATAGGAGAAATAACCAAATGAATGAACAGATAGTATTAAAGAATGACCACGGCCTAGGCCACTCCAACGGAGTGCAAAACTATATGCGACAAGCTACCGATGTAGCTGGCGTATGTAGGGCAATCGTAATGGAAACAGCCCAGCAGATAGGCAAGGGCGATAAGAAGTATGTTCGTGTCGAGGGCTGGCAATCCATCGCAGTAGCTCACGGATGCGTTGCGAGTGCAAGAGATGTTGAGCGTCTCGAAGATGGCTATCGTTGCATCGGTGAAGTGAAGCGAATGGACAACGGCCAAGTAATCTCAAGTGCCGAGGGGTTCTTGGGTGATGATGAGCCGATGTGGGCAAGCCGCCCGACATATGCCAAGCGAGCGATGTGCCAGACTAGAGCAATCAGTCGGGCTTGTCGCTCTGCCTTTGCCCATATCGTAGTCCTAATCGACAAGAGCCTATCCACCACACCAGCCGAGGAAGTTCCTTATGGGGGATTCCAAGATATCAACACGGAGAAGTTTGAGGAAGCACCCAAAGCCGAACCCACAAAGATCAGCAAGGCAGACTTGGCAGATATCACGGCCAAACTTAACGCTCCTAATAAGACCAACGGTACAGAGCCGAGGGATATGGAATTGAAGTTTGGTAAGTATAAAGGCTCTACCCTTCGTCAGATCGCCGCCTTCGGTGATAAGGGCTTGGACTACTTGGACTGGTTAAGCAAACAAGAACTCAAACCCGGCAAGGACGGCCAACCATATAAGAATGACATCATACGCAACGAAATCATCCAAGAGATTTTTTTGGAGAGCGAGGCGTTAAGTAAAGGAACACCCGATGAAATCCCATTCTGAACTTATCCAAGACATCCTTAACGATGTGAGGAGTAAGGCCGCCGACCTCGAAAGAGAACGATGTGCCGACCTCGTGCAACAACTGGCAGACGGAACGGAAGATGCAGTCATCACCGGAATCTTAAATGAGGTGGTGCTTGCGATTAGGAGGCTCGGAGATGTCAGCCGTTGATGTTG